CTGCTGTCTTTTTCTTATGACATTCTTTACATAACAACTGTAAGTTATCAACTTCACAGAACAAGTTTTCTACAAAGCTAGGCAGGTCTTCATATTTTAACAGACTGCCTGCAGGTTTGATATGGTCTACTTGTACGTCCTTCCCTTTGAATGTTTGTTTACATTCTTCACAATCGTATTCAAACTTAGTGCGCTTGTCGCTACCTGAATAAGGCTTTTGCCTACTCTTTAAGAACTGATGCTTCACTGGATAACGTGACCACGCTTGTCTTAATGCTGAACGGATGAAAGAGAAGTAACGTGATTCAGTCCATGTGTTGTTTGCTCTGGTCTTTTTACCTCTCATAATATTCACCTTCGTTTAGCACATACTCAGTCACATACCAGTCATCATCTGCAGTATTATTGTCTTTAAGATACGCTTCGGCTTTTTCTCTTGTGGTGAAAGCACCTTCAAAAGTGTAGGTTCTGTATTCATCATTAATAACTACATAGACCTTCATAACAAACCCTCCCTTTTAGCATACGCTTCAAAGTCATCATCGTCACTCCTAAGCATGTACAGCAAATGTCCATTCTCAACAGCCCTGTCAAGTCCTAGGTGTTCTACAATACAATCCCAACGTTCCTTGTTGTTAAGCTCTTCCAGTAGCTTCTGCGACTTCTTATCCCCTATTCCATGAACGCCTTGTATGTTGTCAATCCTATCACCTGTCAGGAACTGCTTAAAGAATCTCAAGTCTGCTTCGTCCTGTTCCATGTAATACATTTCTTTCTTAACAAAGTTGTAATGCCAACCAACTACTTGGTCTAGGTCTTTGTCAAGTGTAACAATTACTGAAGCGTCCTTGTCTTCAAAGTTGTTGGTTAATTCGTGTTGGCGTATTGCTAGTTTATCATCTGCTTCTATGTTGTCTGACACTACAGCGTCCCACTTGTCAACTAAATGTTTGCGGATTGCTTGGTAGTGTGTAGGCTTGGCAGTACCTTTGCGGTTGCCCTTGTAAGGTAGTGTAACTGCTTTATCGTATCGAAAGTTACCTTTACCTGTAAGGTGCATTTCCCATTCAAAGACTTCTGGTAAGTCAAACAAGAATAGGTTTTCCACAAACGCATCAACCTTAGAAAGCGCATATGACTCGGTGTCATCATTACTCACCGAGCCAACTCGATAGACTAGAATGTCGCTATCGACTAGCGCAATCATTAGAGAACGTCTAGGTCATCGTCAACACCTGCTCCGACACCTTCTGGATTGTATTCAACAAGCTTAGTAACTACTAGGCGGCTAAGTTGCGGGAAACGTCCGTACTTGTTTTCGTAGTAGCTGATAGTAGCGATAGCTTCTGAACCGTTACCAACTGTACTACCATCAATCTCATTACCTGTCGAATCAAAGACTCTGATAGCCTGAACAGACTTACAAGTGATTTTACTACCCATGCCTTCTTTATCATACACTTTCATACCCAAGCCCTTGATAGCACCGATAGCTTTGTCTGATAACTCTGCTAGTGACACTTCATACTTAGGGTTATCTGGATTGAAACGGTCGTTTGGTACTGTTAAGTATGGGTACATGATAGTTGCTTTGATTTTTAATGTATCTGACATAATAATTTTCCTTTCGGGTTATTGTAAAAATATATATAGTTTGTTTTTATATATACTATATATTATAGCATGTATTTTCGTGGTTGTCAACTAATTAGTGTGTTTCTAACCAACTTTTTCCTACAGAATATTCAGCGTCTACTGGTATTCTAAACTTTAATACTTCGCCTGCATTCTTAGCAGCCTGAACCATTAACTCACCTGCTAGTTCAGCCTGTTCAGGTGGTACACTGGCTTGTATTTCATCGTGAACCATAGCTACCTGTGTGAATTTAACTTGATGTTCACGCATTAGCTTGTGTGTTTCTACAATCCATTGCTTAGCTACGATAGCCCCTGCTGATTGTAACAGCATGTTAAGTGCTGAGTGTTCAGATTGTACACGAATGTAACGTCCATCCATAGCAGGTACTGCACCTTTGCGTGATATACGTTGTACTTTCTCAATCAACTTAGCCAAACTAGGTACACTCTTCATGAACTTAGACTTTAAGCGACCACCTGCTTGACTACCTTTGCCGACAATCTGACCAAGTTTCTCAGCACCTGCACCGTATAGGAATGCGTAGATGAATGTCTTAGCGTTGTCACGTGTTGGTAAGCCTGCGGCTTTTTGGTTGTACGTATGTATGTCACCTTCTAGTATCTGTTCTGTGTACTTCTTATCTTGCATGTAATGTGCTAAACAGCGTAGTTCAATACCTGATAAGTCAGCACCAACCATTACCTCGCCCTCGTTAGGGATGAACAGGCTACGACACTCTGCACCGTACAGTGACTTAGTACTAGGTACTTGTCCAAGGTTAGGTGAATGGTGTGCCATACGGTTAGTAACAGTACCACAAGTGATAACACTACCTCTAATCTTACCGTCTGAACATACGTTCTTAATCCATGAAGACAAGAAACCGTCAACTTTCTGTAGTGTTAAGTACTCAGCGATAGGTTTCGCCTGTGGTATGTCTATGCCACGTAACACTGTCTCGTCAATCTTAGGTTGTCCACTTTCTGTAAACTCGTTAGGTTGCCATCCAAGGCTTTTGAGCCTGTCTCCTATCTGCTTACGACTGCCGACGTTAAAGCGTGTAACTTTGTCTTTTAATCGTTTGCCTGTTTTCTCTGAAATACGCTCTTCAACAATTGGCGGAAATACAGCTTGCAATTCATCTGTAATAGTAGCCATTCTATCTGCCACTTCTGCTTGTAAAACTGTAGCCCTTTCCAAGTCAAAGTTGAAACCGTTGCGCTCTTGTCTGCTGATGTGGACTGCGACGTCGTGTTCGAGTTGCATTGCTTTTTCATAATCACCCCAAGTTGCTAGTTTAGTTAACAAGTGTTTATAAACTTCTACATTTAATGCTACGTCTTGTTTACAGTAGGTTATCATCTCTTCTGTCAAGCCTGCATCAAAGTCTTCAGCGTCAAAGTTAATCTTATCATTGCCCATAATCTTACCCCAGTTCTTTAGCGAATGACCACCTTCTAGGATTGGATTGTATAAGCGTGACATCATTAACGTGTCGTGTACTTGGTTAGGTCGTAGTGTAACGCCCCATACTTGACGTAGAACAGGTGCATCAAATGCTATGATGTTATGTCCTACAAATAAGTCATAGTCCTTTACAACGCTTTTGAGACGCTCTGGTGTGGTATGTACAATCACTTCACCAGTGTCTATGTCCTGTGTAACAGCGCACCATATTGTGTCATGTTTCAGGTTTGTTTCTATATCAATCAGTAGCCTTTTCATCGTCTTTTCCAAAGTAGTTTTTAAAGAATAATCTTAACTGCTCTTCTGTGCAGTCTGACTTTATTTGATTTGCTCTCAGGGATATAAATCTTACATTGCCTTCTACGTATCCTAATTCAGGTTTTATCCTATCAAGACTTCTTGCGTTAGGGTTGTAGTTAATACCGTTATGCTGTTCAAGTTCTACTTCTAAATATGGGCATTTTGTTTGTGTTTTTAAAAGATTGTACACATACTTTACACCTATATTCATGGGCACATTTTTACTGTTTCTAACTCTCTCTCCTATTGTGTTTAATATCCTTATAGCTCTATCATGTAGCTCTGAATCATAATCAGCAGAAAGCTTGTCAATTCTTTTGTTTAGTTGGGTTGTACTTGCTTTTTCTGATTCTGTCGTTGTATTCGTCATGTTTGTATCTAGGTCTAGTTCTGGTTGTCTTTTCATAGTTGTTGTTCCCTGTCATTATAATGCCTCTTCTTCAAAAGTCTCTGTCATTCTACCAGTGTCCAAGTCATATAACAATTGACAAGCCTTACCAGTGATACCTGCAAACCTATTCTTTAATACACGTACATGTGTTGTGTTACGCACTGTCGGGTCGTCTGCTTGTCCGTTACGTTCTAAGCCCAATACCATGTCACTAAGCTGTGCTATACTACCTGAACCCCTTAATTGAGCTAAGCTCGTACTAGCACCTTCTTCGTGTCCTTTCTTATCAGGTCTTTTCAGGTGCGATACAATGATAAGCGAAATCTCTGTCTCTTGTACTAACGTTCTTAGCTTAGTCATTATCTCGTCTATTGCTTTGCGCTCGTCTCCGTTGTCCTGTGCTGATACAATAATACTAACATGGTCTAAGAATATGTACTGGCAATCGGTAACTCTACTAAGATAGCGAACCCTATTAACAATGTTGTCAATGCTACTGCTCCCAAAATGGTCAAACATAAATATACGGTCTGTTCCAAGAGTTGCTTTGAATGCTTCGTCTTTCTCATCCTGTGTAGCCTGTGTAGTCGGTAAGTGTAAAGGCTTGTTGGCATGTAATGACATGATACTTAACCCGGTCTTACGTGTGCTTTCTTCTAAGAACATTAAGCCAACGTTATCACCTGTGTTTTGTAGTATGTGGTAAACAACTTCACGTAGAAACTGACTCTTACCTAAACCACTACCTGCTGTTACTGTTACCAGTTCACCCTTGCGTATGCCGTATGTAAGCTCATTCAAACCCTTGTAAGGGTAGTCGCAGTCGGACTTCTCCAAAGGCTTCATAACCTCTTCATACAAGCTTGCACCGCCTATGATGCCGTCTGGTGTCCATCTCTTAGCATTCCAAAACTGTTTCATTGCTTCAGCTGACTTGTTAGCCATTAAAAAGTCTGAACAGTCTTTGAAGTCAGGTCTACCACCAACAATCTTAGCCTTGTGTCCTAACACTTCAGCGCATTCATTAGCTGCTTTAATGCCTGCGTCGTCGTTATCAAACCATATAATCACTTCATCAAATGAATTTAGGAAGTCGTAGTTATTCTTAATGTCTTTTAAAGCCGATGTTGCACCATTTCTAACACTAACACTAGGTGTTGCATATCTACCCGACATTTGAAAGAACGACATAGCATCGAATTCACCCTCAGTTATGACAACAAACTTACCACCTTCTGCAAACTTATCCTGTCCGAATAGTTTTGTAGCGTCTGTAAAGCTACCTTCTATCTTAAACAGCTTTTCACCGTTGATTCGTACTTTGTAGGCTTTCTCGTTGTCAATAGGGAAATATAAATCATCTCCTTTATAACCAACATTGTAAAACTTACACGTTTCAAACGTTAGTTTCCTATCTGATAACGCCTGTATATCTAAATTATGTTTCATTGTTTTACCTTTGTAAGGCTTTACAGCCTGTTTATGATAA